GCAGTTATAATTATTTTTCAAATATCGAAAGGAGGTGATTACATGACACGAAAAGCAAAAATCACTAATGATGAGGACGAACGCAAGGATCAACGTGAACGAACTGACAAGTTGAAGCAAACCTTACAAGGAAAGGCTAAATTACCAGTTGAAGCACCTAAGCATTTGACTGGATATGCCAAAGACTTGTGGGAAGTCATCGTTCCTGAATTAAATGAAACAGGTTATGTCATCAATGTGGATAGTTCAGAAGTTGAGACATTGGCTATGAATTATCAAATGTTGCGACAAGCGTATGAATCAGTTAAGTCGATTGGTATTACGTATGAAGCTGGCGATAAGATTTTTAAGAACCCAGCAGTTAGCATTATCGATTCAGCAACTAAGGTTATTAAGTCAATTGGTAGCGATTTAGGTTTGAGTCCACAATCACGTGCCACTCTAATCGATATGGCAAGCAGTGAAGATGATTCAGAAAATGACTTAGCAGATTATTTCAAGGGGTAAGCAATGGATAGATATACAGATTTATTTCAACGCTATCCTAATGACCCTGCGTTACGGTATGCGGTCGATGTTGTGACTGATAAGGTAATTGCAGGGGTCAAGATGAAACAGGCGTGTGAGCGTCATATAAGCGATTTAAGACGTATCGGCAACGATCCAGAATTTCCGTATATATACGATGAAAAAGAAGCAGAAAAGATTATTAAATTCGCAATGTTGCTTAAAGATGTTTCATCAGGTGAACCATTTGTGCCTAGTCCATATCAGCAATTTATTTTTGCTTTGATACAAGGTTGGCGTAATCCGAAAACAAACGGTATGCGGTTTAAGAATATTTTTATTAGTATGGCCCGTACAAACGGAAAGACACAATTGCTATCAGCTTATGCGTTGTACAATTTTTTGTTTGGCTTTCCTAAAATTAACAGGCGTTTGGCGGTTACATCAATCGATATTGCCCACACTTCGAATTTGTATAAATACATGACGTTTAATTGGTCGCAATTAGAGCAAAAGGTATTCAAAAAGTTGGCCCGAGAATGGGGAGTTGAATTTAACCGTAATGAAATGCGTATTGATACGCAGTCAACTTCTATGAAGCGTTTATCAGCGCAGGGTAGTCCATCAGATTCAGACCACTACACCACAGGTATTGTTGATGAGTACCACTTATTTGGTGAGGGGCAACGTGATTTCATCAATTCAATGACATCAGGAATGGTTAATAACCCACTGGCGCAGATGTTTTACATTTCAACAGCTGGTTTAGATCCAAACGCACCAATGTTTGAAGATTATCGCAGATACAGTAAATATTTGGAAAAAGGTAATTGGAATGAAATTGATAAAGACTTGGTTTTAATTTGGGAACAAGATGATGCTGATGAAGCTTACTTGCCTGAAACGTGGCAAAAGTCTAACCCGCTAATGGAACTGCCAGCTATGCATGACAATCTAGTTGAAGGAATGATTACTGAACGTGATTCTAAAGCGTCACAGGGCAAGTTAGCAGACTTCATTGTTAAGAATATGAACTTGTGGCAAAACGCTAAGGATAACGCATTTTTGCCGATTGATTTGATTCAAAATAGCGTGATTGATGACTTCAAAATGTTTGGTCGTGATGTATTTATCGGGTTTGACTATTCGCAAACAAATGACGACACCGCATTGGCTTTTGTCTTCCCTTACATTGGGAGTGATGGTAAGCAGAAGTTCCATTTGTACCAGCATTCATGGATCCCGTTATCAAAAGCAGGCTCGATTGAGGCAAAGGAACAACGAGATAATATTAACTATCGTGATGTTGAAGCAAAAGGTTTCGCCACAGTTACACGTGACCGTTTTGGGTTGATTGATGAAGACGAAGTATTTAATTGGATGCTTAATTTTATTGAAACAAATGAGTTAAATGTTAAAGCAATTTTGTATGACCAATGGGGAACAGGTCGAGTGATTAGGCGCTTAGATGAAATTAAAGAAGAGTATCTAATTATTCCTGTACGACAAGGTATTAAGTCGTTAAATGAGCCCACTAAGTTTTTGCAAAATTCATTTATTAAACACAACATCACAATGTTAGATGATGTAGCCATGCAACAAGCGTTAGTTAATTCAGTAATTGTTTCAGATAACAATGGCATCAAGATTGATAAGAACGTTAACTCTCAAAAAATTGATATTGTCGATGCAATTATTGATGCGTTATTTGAAGGTCAGTTCTACTTCACTGATTTTACTAATGTTGAAGAAAAGGCAACAAAGTCACCGTTTGGCAATATGTCAGATGATGAAATTAATAATTACTTTGTTAATGATTTTAGTTTTTAAAGAAAGGAGAGCTATGAAATATCTACCAATTATTTTTATATTGATCGCAATCACGCTTATCTCGGTAGGCGTTTTCTTTTTGTCGTTGCCACTTGGCTTTATCGTAACAGGCATTATGGTTGCACTATTGGCTTATATGATTGCTCCTAAGGGTGTTTAGTTATGAGCTTATTAAATCCATTTGAAAGGCGTGATAGTAGATCTATGGGGTCGACAGCGTCCTTCATCGTGCAAGGGCAACATTTAGTACCTAATAACTTAATTTCAGCAATGGAAGCGTTGAAAAACAGCGACTTGTATTCAGTTACGAGTTTGATTTCGAGTGATATTGCAGGTGCTGATTTCATTGGAACAAACGAAAACGTGACATTGCTTAATAAACCAAACACATTGTCTAATAAGGTAAATTTTTGGCAAACAGTCGTGTTGAATTTATTGTTGAGCGGTAATGCGTTTATCTATTTGGAAAAGAACCCAGAGGGTATTATCACGAATATGAGACCAATTCCATCAAGTATGGTTACCGTTGATTTAACTGATGATGTATTAAGTTATGACATTATGGCGTATGACACGTTCTTAGGCGGTACAGCTAGTGCTGATGAAATGATTCACGCACGTATTATGGCGTACGGAGAAAGCCCACTAGACGCTTTGGTGGGACATTCACCACTAGAAGCATTAGGTAATGAGGTGGCACAACAAAAAGAAGCCACACGTTTAACGCTATCAACAATTAAGAATGCGATTAATCCAACTAGTGTCATTCAAATACCTGAAGGTACTTTGAGTAAAGAAGCTAAAAATACGATTAGAACAGAGTTTGAACAAGCAAACACCGGCAAAAATTCAGGTCGAGTTATGGTATTAGATCAATCAGCAGATTTTAAAACAATTTCTATCAATGCTGATGTGGCTAAGTATTTGACACAATTAGATTGGGGACGTAACCAAATCACTAAAACTTTTGGTGTTCCTGATTCTTATTTGAACGGTCAAGGAGATCAGCAATCATCATTAGACCAAATTAGTTCGTTGTATGTGGGTGGGTTAAATCGGTATATTGAACCACTACTATCTGAACTTAATTTTAAATTAGGTGATGGTATTCGCTTGGATATGTCACAAATCATGGACTATTCAAAAACTACATTTAAGAAAGATATTTCTGATTGGTCCTGACGTCAGCTAGATAGCCACTGCTTCATCACCTGCGTC